CTTTTTAATAGCTTACATTTACCACATTCACAATCTTTTTTTCCAGAACATAAACTGAAATCTGTAGTTGCAACTGCAATATCACCAGCAACTGTATTTTCAAGTAATTCAATTTTACCTTGAACAGAAATAATTTTTTTCTCAATAATTACTCTATCGCCAGCAGTTAAATCTGTAGCAGCCTCTAATGAAGATTCTAGAATTTTTAATTCTAGTTCTAATTCATTTTTAGATTCTGTTATCGTTTTTTTGTTTTTAAAACTGTTAAAGTCCATAATAATACCTTTATACTATTCTTTAACTATTTATGAATTGAAAAAGAATTGCAAAATTAAACGGTTCTTAGGGTGAATTTAAGCTAGGTTTAATGTTAAACATGTTATAATATAGTATATAAAGGATTGAATATGAGAGTTTTAATTGAAGAAAGAGATGCAAGTTATACAAAGACAGTATTAGTATCAGTTGAAGTAAATACTTTAAGAGAAGCAAGAGATGTTTTTGTTAAATCAAGAAAAGATAATGAATTACTTGCAAGTGATTATAGATTTAAAACTTCAGGTCAAGTTTTAATTAGTGATAATTCTGTACTTGCAACTATATCTTATAATGGTAGAGTTTGGGCAAGAAAAGAAGTTGGTGAAACAGAGATTACATTAGTAAACTAGTTCCAATAACTAAGCTAGAACTAATCTAAGTTATGTTATAATATAGTATATCAAGAGCGAAGGCTCTTTAAAAAAGAAGGATTAATATGTCATTTTCAAGAAAAGAAACAAGAGATTATTTAGACGGTTTAGACAAAGTTATTGCAGCATACGCAAAGAAAAACGGTATTAATATTAAACGTGCTGGTGCTAGTTTTGGTGTAGATATTACTACAAAAATTACTATTACTAAAGATGTTGAAACTGAAGATGGTGTTTTTCCTCAAACTAGAGAGTCTGAAGATTTTAAAAGATATGCTTCAAGACATGGAATTCCAGTTAAAGCATTATTTGAAGAAATTGCAACTGACCGTGGTACATTAAGAATTCTTGGTTATAAAACAAGAAGTTCAAAATATCCTGTTGTATATACATTAAATGATGCAAATTATAAATGTGGAGCTGAATATATGAGACAATTACTTAAAGGTTCTCACTCTCAGTATGCTATCTAAAATATAGTGGATAACTATATTGAAAATATTAATTGGGATTACTGTTATATACGAGAGTATAAAACGAAAGACAAAATATATTGGAGTATAATATATACTAAGCCTTGGAACTTACCTCAAGAGATTGCAATAAATATAATGTATGTGAAAGGTGGTCAGAGAATATCTACTGATTATTATTATTCACCTCAGCAAATTGCAGAAGTATTAAAAGACCCAATTAAACTTTTAGATACAGGTTTAACTCATATATTAATAAGAACTAGGATTATTCAGAGAGAAGGTATTTGGAATAAAATCAGAGGTACTAGAATTCCGTTAAAAGAATTTAAAAATACGTACCCTGAATGTTTTATTTAATCCGTATAATGTTTACTAAACATCTGGATTTCTATTTGTGTTATATGCTCATCAACTTGTTTTAAGTGAGCTTTAAGTCTTTTTAATTCTTTTATTTCAGTTTCAGAAAGGTCTCTTGTCTTCTTTAAAACTAAAATTCTATCTATTTTTGTTTCTAATCTAAAAGCTTTATTATATGCAATCTCTGCACTAAATTTTGCCATTTGTTCATCTGCTTCGGCTCTTGTTACAAAAGTATTTGTGGCTAATGTCCACGTTCCCATCATAAGAGCAGCGAGAGTTAAAATAGTGCTAATAATTAATTTTGCATTTTCTAATGCTTTTTGCCACATAAAATTTCCTTTCTAATTTAAGTGAACTCTCCGAAGAGAGTTCTAAAAATTAAGCACCAATTACAGTACTGAAAGAACGAGTTCCAACATTGTTAAATGTTAATTGGATAAATTCAGCCGCATAAGCAGGTTTGATATAAATATCAACTACTAATTCATTACGAGAAATAACATCTGGAGTATTATTTGTAGTATCACAAATTACTAAGAAGTCACTAATACCACGTCCAGCTTTAACACCTGAAAGATAAGGGTTAAACATTGCTAAAATAGCATTTCTTGTGAATGGGTCATTGAATTCAAATACTGAAGAACGAGAAGCTTTAGCCATTGCTCTTTCAATTGTATTGAATAAACCACGAACATTAACTCTATCAAATGAACTAGCATAATTAATAAGAGTTTTTTGACCCCAACATAAATTACCTTCACCTGGAAAGTTAACAATAGGATTAATATTGTTTTTATATAGTTGATCTCTTTGAGGTAAACTTGGAGAGAAAGAAATTTTATCGATATTTCTAATAACACCACGTCTAAGTCCAGCAGATGCCCACCATGAAGCTTGATTAGTATTTGTATTCGCACGAAGCCCAGCCATATCACCAGCAACATTTACCCATCTAAATTTTTTACCATAGTTATCATAAATTCTGTGGTAGTTACCGAAGAATGCAGCGAACATAGTACGAGTAGGAGCTTGTGAATTTCTTAATATATAGTTAACTAAATTATCAGTTGCAACTGCTGCTTTTTTACCAACAACATCACCGTATCTAGCACCAATCATTGCTATACAATCAGCTCTATCAATTACTAAAGAGATTGCAGAATCACCCTCATCAACTTCATTTCCAATTACAATATCAATTTCATAAAGTTCTTTATCTTGTACTTCAAAATAAGCTTCATCGAATGAACCAGTATCACTAGCGTCAAGATACGGAGATTCTCCACCATAAGTGCTTATATTTCCAAATACACCATTTGCCCAAGCATTTAATCCGCCAATATATTCGTCAATAAGTATACCTTGACTATCAGTAGTGATAAAAGAGTTAATATATGTTTTATATGTTCGTGTTATTGGTGCATTTTCGCTATCTGATTTACCATAAGCAAATCCAATATTAATAAGTCCATTACTAACATTATCAACAACATATAAGATTCTTGAATTACTATTAATAACTGTTTCAACATATTTAGATTTATTATTACCATCTACAGCAGCTTGGTCAAATGAAACAATATAAGTTTCTGTAACATCACCTTGACGTATAATAATACCAACTTCTTCATCTTCAGGAATATAATCAAAAAAGTTTAATACAGATTCACCAGGGAATGCTTGAGCTTTTGTATCAGATTGTTCCGGAGTTTCAGGATTGTAATAATCATGGAAGTCATATGAATTTATAATTGCAATTTCAATATTGTTTTCAACAGAACCAGCAGTACGTGCAATAAACTTAAGTTTAACACCCATATCCGCACCTGGTTGACCACCTTGTGATTCTTCAGTTGAAAATGAAATTGAATCTGCTTTATAATCAAAGTCATTCTTATTTTTATATAAGTCGTAATCTTGGTTATAATCTTCATACATTACTTCAGCATTATTAGTTTTATATTCAATATTTTGGTAAGCATCAATACCAGCATTTTGGTGTTCTAAAAAGATAATAACAGTTGAACCATCATCAACAATATTACTTAAACCTGGTGTTTCTGGTAAATCACCTTCAGCATCAGGTAAATTTTTAAATGTAATGTCCCAAGTAATTGGGTCATTTATATTAGAGTTATCGCCTGCTTCTATTTTAGTTATTTCATAATTTAATTTAGAAGTACCGCTAAATGTGATAGTAGTACCTACATATAAATCATTTTTACCATTTACAGTTACAGTTGTTCCACCAGCAGTAGCAACACCAACTGTAGCAATTTCAGAAAGATATTGTTTTGATTCTGTGAATGCACGAGAGATTACAAGTTGATTAGAGTAGTCTAAAAATTTAGAACATTGGAACCACTCATTATAATTTTTATCAGTTGGTTTACCAAAATATGTTTCTAATTCACCTTTATTAGTGATAACGAAAGGTTGCTCGATTGGACCCTTAGTGAAGTTTCCACCGAAGAAAGCTACTGAATTTGATACAGTAGGTACGATTGCAGAGTTGTCTATTTCTTTTACATAGACACCTGGTGACAGATAATTTGCCATTTTATTTCCTTGTGTAAGTTTTTATTGTCAAAGAGGTGTGTCGAATTTACCTTATCTATGATTATATGCTCTTCACATATAATAGCACGTTCGATTCCAAAATATAAAAAGAATTACACTTTTGACTTAACTTATTTATAAATTAAACCAAAAGAAATATTAAATTATTAAGCTATGTCGTTTTGTGTTGCAGATATAGGCTCAAATAATGAAGTTTCACCAATTCCAACAACCCAGTCAGAGTAAGTAAATGTACAGTTAAATTCTGCCACAGCATCAGCACTTTCATCAGCATAAGAAACTTCGGCAACATTAGATACAAAACAGTTGTGCATTGTATAAGTTGCAGAAACTTGTCCAGCAGAATCTAATTGCTCAAGTCTTAAATCTGAAAAGATAGCTCCTGGATTTCCAGTATGCGTATTATTTTGAAAACTATCACAAGCTTCCATCCATTTAAGCATATCATATCTTAATGCATGATTTTCGGTAAGATAAAAATCTACAGACCAAGCACCATCAAATGTAGTTTCGCCTGGAATAATTAGTTTTCTTCCTTGATTATAAAGTTCAATAGCACCAATTTCTTTTCCTGGTGCTGTTGCAGTTTTAGCTAAAACATCAACTTCATCTAAGTTTGTAACTCCAGTTACACCTGGTGGGTAAGCAAAAGTTACACGGTATTTGTTAGCACGTGCTCCAGCTCCAATAGTTGCTGATAATTCTCTAATTGTAGACATTTAAATTCCTTATTTATTCTTGTATTATTTATATTTTAGAACAACGAGCCAAGATTATCACCTAATAATAGTGAGGCTGTTGAAGATGGTGACTGGCGATTTATTAAGACATCTGAATATGAAAAAGTTACTGATGTTTCTGATATTCCAGTTCCATCATCCGTTAATTCAATAGTATCAATTGATGTTGGAAATGCACCAATTAAAGTAAGCTCAAAAGTTGAGTCTGAATCTGAGTCTGCTAATTGTTGTATTGTAATATCTCTTTGATATATTGGAGATGTTCCGCCACCGCCAAACAAACTATTAATTGGGTCTTTTAATATTCCCGCAACCCTTGAAACATTTCTTTCGTATGATTCTAAAAATGCAGCACCTTGACCAACTAAATCATTAAGACCATCAAGACCCAGTAATCCATTATTTTGTGGAGACGGTAACTGTAAATCATGCATTTGTCTAATCCAAGTATCGAAATATATTCTAACTTTCATATCAGTAGTATTATAAAAAGTCATTGTCCAACTACCTTCTAGTGAAGTTTCGCCGGTAATTTGTGTCTTTTTACCTTTAATTACAATATCAACAGGTGTAATTGCTCTGCCCGGAAATGATGTAGCTTTACATAAAATATCCATATTCTTTGAAAAATCATTATCATCACTTGGCACCATAACTCTATATTTATTATTACGTGCACCAGATTTTATATTTCTTACTAATTCACCAATTTTATTACTCATTATTCACTCTTTCCTAGTAATTCTTTTAATTTGTTATTAAAATCTGGTATAACAACTTGTTTATCACCCGGTGTTTCTCTATTTGTAAATAGGAATCCTTCTATACTCTCACCAATATCGCTTAAACCTGTTTTAATAGTATCTGTTACTTCATCAACTACATCATTTACTAATTTATCTAAGAATAAAGCATCACTTTCAGGTGTTGATACTTCATAAAATAAAAATGAGAATTCAACCGTTAATGATAATGTGCTTGACTGTGCTTCACCGCTAAATTCAATACCACTTACTGATGTCGGAAATACACCTGTAAATTTATAATTTGAAACAACTGCTCCAGACCAAGAAGTTGCACTTACTATAATTTGTCCTGTATTCTCGCTATCACTTTGTTGTAGCCAAGATACGTTTTGATTTGGGTTTATATAAGTTGCATCTATCCCAGCAACCCAAGTATCAAAATCTTGTTTAACTGAATGTGCTTCATCTAAGATAAAAGTACATGAGAAAGTTCTGTCATAATCACTTCTACCTTTAATTGGTATTTTATGACCTTTATAAACTGTCTCAAGCACTTCATTTTTTAATGTTGGCAAAGTAATAGAAGAACATAATATATCATAGTCCGAACTTGAAATTAAGTTCTCTAAATCTTCTGGGAATGATATTATAGCATTATAGCTTGTTGGTCTTGCTACATTACCCGCTGCTGCATATAAAGCTGAATTTACTGATTGAGACATCTTATTCCTTTAAGTATTTATAAATATTAAAAAGGAATTCTAATGGCAGTAAGCGATATAGTTAAAAAAATATCAAACACAAATTGGTTTTTAACTGATAATTTTGAAGTAACCATTAATAATAATACTGTTAAAACTGGCCATTTTGAAAATTTTGCTGATGATGTTCGCAAAAGTGTAGTATCAGTAACTCTACCAGAGTTAACAGCTAATGAAAATGACCAAGTTATCGGTGGAGAACGTAGAATTGGTGTACAATTATTTGAAGCGTTTAGGTTTAGTGTAAAATTTAGAGACTTCAATGGTGGCCAATTAAGACAATTTTTTGAGGCTATTTGGGTTAAACAGCAATATGAATATTTTGATGATATTAGAAGTTCAGTTACAATTACTACTAGTGCGGGTACTGGGCAGAATGCAACAATATTATTTGCAAGTCAAGATTGCCTAATTACTGGTATTAGTGCATTTTCTTTAGATAATAATTCAACTGCAATTGCAGAATTTGATGTTTCATTTTATACTAATAAATTTAGTGATGATCTTGTATCTGGATTTGGTTCTGAAAAAGTTTCTTCTATCTTTAATCAAGAAGTTATAGGAACTAGAAGTTAATTTAATATTAGTTTAAGTATAACGTGTTATAATTAATTTAAAGGAAAAACATGGAACTTAAATTAGGCGAAAACAAAACAGTAACTATCACACCTTGGAAATCAAAAACCAAGAAAGAATTTATTAAGTTATTCAAGAAAAAAGAAGATAAGGTAAATGAGCAAGACATTATTGATGTTCTTATTCTACCTTATATCGATAAAAAAGAAGTGTATTACTCACCTGATGAGATACAATTTATACTTATTACTTTAAGAGAAATTAGTATTACTGACGAAATTAAATTTAGTATGGATTGTGATAATGAAGAATGTGGCAAAAACTTCAATATTGAAACTAATTTGGGTAAAATTTCAACTTATCAGGAAAGCAGCTATCCAGTAGAATTAAATAATGTTTCTTGGAGAGATTTACCTGCAAAAGATTCACTAACAAAAATGATTGCTAAATATCCAGATGAACCACCACGTTCTATTTCATTACTTTTACATATTGAATCAATTAATGGTGAGCTAATATCATCATTTCAGCAGCTTATTAATATTGTTGATGATTTATCTATGAAAGAAGGTGATAAATTAGAAGCTGATTATGAAAAAGTGTCATCTAGACTAGATATTAAACAAAATCTTACATGTACTCACTGCGGATTTGAAAAAGAATATTTATTTGATATTATACCAACTTTCTTCGACCCACTTCTACCAAAAGATATGTAATGAACAGTAAGGAATATAAAGATATACTAAATTCCTTACCTAACTATACTTCTGCCCAAGAGAAAAATGCAATGCTTTATTGTATGGGTGATGAACATACTGCAATGAAAGTTGCAGAAATACTTGGGCAATCTCCCTCTAATGAATTTGAAGCTATCGCTTTTATTTTCAAAGCTAGAGAAATGTCTGTATCAGACTTAATAGAATTTACACACATTTGCCAACATAAAGGCTGTGAAAATCATAATTTAGACCATATTTCTATACCTAATATGTTCTGGCAAGGTAAAGATCTTCATAATATTACAATAGGTTTGTTTAATGATATGGAAGAACTGGAAAAATATGAATTATCTTGTGGCAACGATAATATAAATACTATGACAATACCCGAGTTTAATGAATTAGAAGAAAAATTATTAACTAATAATATTAAGATTTTTAACCCTGCTATTACATTAACTTGTAGAAAATGTGGGAATAAAACTAAAACTTCAATTGATTATTCGCAAATTATATCTAAGTTTAGTATAAAAAATATATATGAACAATATTTAGATATAAGTCAATTTACTAATATGACGAAAATGGATACTGATAGTATGATTCCATTTGAAAGAGAAATCTTTATAAGTCTTATACAAGATAAAGAAGACAAAAAGGGTAAATAAAATATAGGATTTTTTATGGCCGACACACAAGAAGCATTAGATGCAAGTTTAGCAAAATTAGACAAAGCTTCTGCTGAGGCTGGAAAAATATCAAATAAAGTAACTACACCCAAACCCAATATTGGTGCCAATTCCGCAATTAGCAAAGTTGATGCTAAACAAAAAGCAATCGAAAACAAACAAGCACAAGATTCTTCAGTTGATGCACTTGAAAGTATGGCTAAATCTGAAGAATCTATTGCAGATTCTATTAAAGGTTTTTTCAAACGTGGAGATAAAAAAGAATCTGGTCCAGGTTTTATTAAACGAGGAATTTCTAATGTTCAAGCTAAAGTAACAGCTACCAAAGAAAAAGGTGGAGGCTCATTTATGAAGGGTCTCATGAAAATGTTTGGACCACTTTTAGCTATGGGTGCAGTTGCAATTGCAGCTTTAGTTGCTTGGTGGAGTGCTGCACAAAATCATGACGGTGGAATGATTGGTTGGTTATGGGATAAAATAGTCGAGTGGACACCTAAAATTCTAAATATGATTGTAGATGGAATAGCCACAGTAGCAAAAGCTATTGATGGATATATCGTTGACAAATATGGTAGTTGGGGTGGATTTATAAAAGAAATGCTTACTAAAGCATGGGAAGGACTTAAATGGTTATTTGAAGGAGCTAAAGCTTTATGGAAGAAGATAGATGACACAGTTACCGAAAAATTTGGTGGTTGGTTACCGTTCTTAGGCGAAATATTAAAAGCTGCTGGTGGAGTTGTAGACTGGGTACTTGAGGCATTATTCGGTAGAAATTGGGGCGAAGCAAAAATATTTTGGACTTCAAACTGGGAATTCTTTAGTAACTGGTGGAATAAAATTGCTACTAAACTTGGTGTTTGGTGGGATTACGTTGAAGCATCTGGTGGTATTGGTTCATATATGCTAAATAAAATTGGCGAAGGTGTAATGGCTTTATTAAAAGCTGGTGGAAAATTATACACTTTTTTACCTAATCTTGTACTAGAAACATTATTTGGTGATAAATGGAAAGCATTTAGAGATGGAGCATTTAAGAAACTTGGTGCTTGGTGGACTGATGTTCAAAAAGAAGGTGGACTACTTACATACTTAAATAATGCGTTATTAGACTGGTGGGACAAAATGGTTCTTGGGTGGAATTTAGATTGGATGCCTTGGGGTATCGGTGATGATTTAAAGAATACTTTTATGACTGAAGGTGGAGGTGGATTAGTTTCTAGACAAAATGCTAGAGTTAAAGCTGCTGAAGATTATGAGAAAAAACTTGAAGATGAGAAAAAACTTGAAGATGATTATAAATCAGGTATGAATAAGGCTGATAATACATATATTTCAAATAATAATAAAACATATAATAATATAAGTAAAGGTATGAAAGCGTTAGATGATGTTAGTGCTAGTAAAAGTGCTAAAAGAATGTCAGGGAAAAATACATCTGGTGGTTTAATGGACCCAACTGGAGAAAAAGGTCGTAGTTCTTATACAGGTAAAAACGCACAGCCATTTATGAAAGTTATTACTTCTCAATATGGTGTTAAAGAAGGTATCAGAGCAGGAAGAGGGCATGGTGGAGTAGATTTTAGAGCTGATATGAATACTCCTATTACTTCTATTACAGATGGAACAGTTGAAAAAGTTGAGCAAGATAAAAGAGGTGGTACAGTATTAGTTATTGATGACCCTAATGGTAAAAGAATTTTATACATGCACTTAAATAGTGTAAACGTGAAGAAAGGTGACACTATTGAAAAGGGCCAACTAATTGCTAAATCTGGTAACTCAGGAAATCCTTCAGGTGGTGGCGAATATGCTCCACATTTACATTTAGGTGTTAAAGATGGTTCTACAACGATTGACCCATTAACTTATATTAATAGTTTACAGCAAAATACAACAATGGCAGGCTCAGATAATATTCAAGTTGCACAAGGTGGAGCTGTAAATAATAAAAGTATTAATGTGGCAGGTGCTCCGGCCACTGCAGCAAATGCACCAAGTGGTGGAACAAATGTTGCACAAGTAAATGCTATAAATAACTTAACAAACGAAGTAAACCAAATGAAACAACGGAATCCTGAAGGTATTTTAAGTAATGGTATTTCAGAAATAGATGTTTAAGGATAATTATGAGTAACAAATCAGATTTATTAATATTTCCTGATGATTTAAATGAAAAAAGATATATTTCTTTTGATTTTTATTCACCAGATTTTGCTAAAGAAGTAGTAGCTGCTTTAACAGGTTTAGTTGATGCTGCTGTAACTGGAATTGATGCTGCAACTGGTGGAGATAGTACAGGTGCACAAGCTTTATCAAAAGGAACTAGCTCTCTTAAAAAAGGAGCATCAGCTTTAGGTAAAGTATTTAAAGATGCTTCTAATAGATTTAGTGTGGTCAAAGATAAAGGTGGTGGTGTATCAATTGAAGGTGATTTAGGTTCAGCTGGGATTGAAAAAAGCACAAGAACATATAAAGGTTCAATATTTTTACCGATTTCAAATAGTTTAAGTGAAAATATTTCACAAACTTATGATGGAGATGGTGGTGCAGTGGCAAGTATATTAGGTGCTACTGTTGGTGATAGTGCAAATAGTATTATGGCTAATGTATCAGCATTTACAGGTACTAGAAGTTTATTAATTAATCCAGACCTTGTACAAAAATATAAAGGTACGTCACTAAGGGCTCTTGATTTAGAATGGACATTAATGCCTAATAATCAAAAAGAAAGTGAAAAGATACTTAAAATAATTAATACATTTAAAAAATTTAGTTCGCCTGAAACACAAGCAGCTAAAGCTTTATTATTATCTCCTTATTTTTGTGTTGTTACATTTAACAACCCGATTTTAGATGATTCAATGAGACTTGAAGAAATGGTTATTACTTCAATAGATGTAAGTTATGGTGGTGGTATGAGTAATATGGAAATGTTTGGTGATGGTATGGTTAAACAAATTACATTATCAGTTAAATTAGGCGAAAGAAGAATGAAAACTATGGAAGACTGGGCACAATCTAAAGAGTCAAGAGAATACGATAAAGTTAGAAATGCTGGAGGTGTTTTTGACCAAGAAGCATTTCAATCAGAATTAGAAGCAAATTCTATATAAAGGGAACAAATGAAGAATAGTGTATTTACTTACGATAGAAGAGAAATTGATGGTTATAATGTTACTGATTATACTAGTTATTATTATGGTGGATTGTTAGAATTATTTAAACAGTTTCCTGATTATTTTTCGTTATATTCTATTGAAGTTGACCAAAAAATCGAAGAAATATCTTATGAATTATATGGAAGTGTTGATTATGCTGATATTATTTTAGCAGCAAATAATAATGTTTTCTTATGGAGTTCACCTTATAACTCAGATATTACTTATGACCAAACAATTGCATTAACAGGTATTATTAGTAAAGAATTAGATTATAATGAGCTTCAAGATGGTTCAGAAGCAAGAGCAAATTTAGAAAGAGTCATTGATAATATTGGTAATAAAGTAAATACTGAAAATACTAATAGAAAATCAATTACAGTTCCAAAACCTAAAAAATTAAATACACTGTTAGCTATAATAAATAATTATAGAAAAGATAACAGAATGTTATTAGATGAGCCCGAATAATGTCAGTTGGACCTAGAGATTCGTCGACGATAGATACAACCCCGATAATTGATGATACTGCTCAATATGATGCTTTAAATATAATAATCAATGGTTTGTCTTTACGTTCTCAAGATGTATTATCATTACAAATTAATTATGAAGATATAATTAAAGCTAAATTAAGTTTTGTTGATACAATGAACCTTGCAGAGTTTGCACCTCTAACTGCTGCAGGAATTCAAATAAGTTTTAATGATGCAACAAAAAGAAATAATGATTTAAATTTTGTCGTTGCAAAAATGGAAACAGTAAGAATTAAAAATAACCAAATTAATATTACTTTAACATTAGAAGAAGTAACCTCTAATATGTTGGCTAACACTTATATATCTAAAAGTTTTGTTAAAAAAACATTCATGCAAATGCTTGAAGAAGTTACAACAGAAGAAAGTATTGAAATAGATTATTTTGCTGGCGATAGTGATTTTATCTATGATTTTTTTGTATTTCCTGCAAATATTAGCTTACTCGATTTAATAAGAAAACAATCTAAACTAAATAATATTATTATGTTTTCAAATAGGAATGGATTATTAATATCTAATAGAGATTCAGTAAACTTTGGCGAATTACAAGGGCCAGCTGAAAATGTATTTGTATTAGATAGAAACAAAGAATATCCTTATTGGAATATTATGGAGTATAAAGGTATTACAGCTAATACTAAAAATACGCAAAAAGTGTGTAAAACTACCCTAAGTAATAATACAGATATTATGAATTTAGGCCATTTTCCAACTACAATAACATTAGAAGATGTTTACGAAGATCAGAAACTGAATAATGGAATTGGTTATAATGAAGTTGCTTTACCGGATATGTTTTATAGCTCAGGCGAAAAACAAGTTGCTCATTTTGCTCATAATGAAACAACAGGTGACTTAGAGGACTATAGAGATATTTTAACATCACAACAAAAATTTAATATAATTGTACAAGGATTAAATGTAGATAGAGTATATTCAATAATTAGAATTAGTTTACCACGTTCAGTAAATGTACAAACACCACAAGATGATGAAGTATTTAGTGGTTTATTTGTAGTGACTAGTGTAATTGATTCAATATTTGCTGGAAACTTTATACAGCATTTAACATTACAATCAGCAGATTATGGAAAAGGGCCTGCTGAATTGAAAGCATAAGGAAATAGGAGATAAAATGAATATATTTAGAGCGGTAGTTGAAGATAATAAAGACCCTGATTTACTTGGTAGAGTAAGAATAAGAGTAGAAGGTGTTCACTCACCAAAATTAGCAAATGTTAAAACTGAAGAATTGCCTTGGACTGAATGTATGCAGCCATTAAATCAAGCTAATACTTTAGGTACAAATACTTATATGAAACAAGGGACTTGGTGTTATTGTACACCAATGAATGATTCTTTCACTGAATTTATTATCTTAGGAACTATTAAAGGTCTTTATAATGAAGTGCCAATTCAAGATGATGATGGTGCTAAAATCGGGTTTAGAGACCCAGATTTGATATACCCAACTAGGCTTACAGTACCAGATAATCCATTAAGCAGTGGTAAACCAAATGAAAAGAATCCTGTTCAACCTCGTGTAGAAGTTGCTGAGTTTAAAGAGCCCGTTGACACATCACCATCTACAGTATACCCAAATAACGAAGTATTTGAAGACTATAATGGAAATATTGTAGAGATAGATGGGTCAGATGGTAACTCAAGGATTAGAATTCAACATTCTACTGGAGCTCGTGTTGAGATTAATACTAAAGGTGATATTACAATTCAAGCTTCAACTACAGGAAATATTTATCAAGAAACACCTGGACTATTTGCAATTGGAGCAGATGGAAACTTAATTATTGAAGGCGATGTAAAAGTTGTTGGAAATATTGAATGTACTGGTGAAGTTTCAGATATGGAAGGTAACTTATCAAGTCTTAGAGCAGAGCATGATGCGAATGTTACTGTTTATAATGCACATACTCACCCTGTTTCTGAACATGCGGTTGCTACTGCTACTGCTGCCTCAGAAGCACCAGACCCAAAAACTAAATTTGTTTGGGTTGGTAAACCAAAATAAATTCTCCTTTCCTTTATAAATAATACAA